GACGTCTTTATGGTTGTGAGTGCGGAGACCTTTCCATTGAGACCTGAAACAGCAGTGCTGGCTGTCTGGGCCTGAGCTGACGCCCCGTTTGCGGTGGATTGAACTGTATCCACACGCTTTCCAAGAGCTGTATAACCATCTGATCGAGCGGTCGATTCCGATTGAATGGCAGCCTGAACCGTTGACTGGTTCGTGGTAACCGTCGCCGTCAGGTTCATGATCTGCTGAGCAGTAGCCTCCCTGTCCGTCGCTTGCGCAGTTTCTACAATGCTGATTTTCGACTCGTTGGTACCAACTCTCGCTTGGAGTGACGTCGTGCGCTGGGCCTGTGCAAAATCCTCTTCCGCCCTGACCTTCATTTCTGTTGCAGCGCTAGCCGCGCTGTCCCAGCTTCGAATCGCGTCGAGCAGATCGCCCTCGCCGCTGTCGGAACGATACTGAGCCTGAACCGCTTGGAGCTGGGCTGCTGTCGCGGCAGTCTTGCCGTTCACCGTCTCGATGTTGGCTGTATTCTTGGAGACCTGATCAGCCTGGGCGTTGGCTAACCGAATCGACTGCCCCGTGTTGACCCAGTACGCTGGGTTCGGTGGACCATTGGAACCGTTGGCAGCCGCTGGCACCGCCGCAATCGCCGTCCAGAGGTTGTCGCCCACGCGCACAGTGTTGTCGCGCACGTAGGCGTCAGTCGGCACGTAGACCAGCGCATCAGTGATTTCGCCAATCTCAGCCTTCAGCTCGCCCAGGCGCTCATTAACAGAGCCGGGGCCGTCGCCAGAGATCAGTTCGATTTCCTCCAGCAACTCCTGCCCGAGCTCTGTCTTCGTGACCTTCCCGGCAAAAGCAGCCAGATAAGCCGACACATCGTTCGACGTCGATGCCGGAACATAGAGGAAGGCGCTCTTCCCGTATGCGTTGGTCGAGCGGATGAAGTAGTAATAGTTCGTGTAGAAGGCCAAGTCGTTATGAGTGAAAGACAGCCCCTGCCCCAGATACTGCGCCGTGCCAGATGTGGCATTGGGGTTGGTACTGAAAAAATACTCGTATGTGCCGCCGTTCAGCCCGTGATTGGGGTTCTGCGGAATCAGCACGATACTGTCGATCGAGGACTGCACCACGCACGACTCAGGGATAGGAGGCCCCTGGATGCTTACCGATATCGAGGCCTCTCCGGAACGAGCCATAGGCCCAAGAGCAGCCACACTCATTGTGTATGTGCCTGACGCCAATCCGTTGATGGCAAGCGTGTTGGCTGTCGCGGGCACCGAGCGTGACTGCGCGACACCGCCGCCCTGGCGAACCGTTACCACGTACGAGGTGACGATGCCCTGCGGCGGAACCCACGACAGAACGCCCTGCACCACCTCAGCAGCATCGCCAGCCGACCATGCAAGACCGGTGGGCGAACCAAGCCCGCCGCTTGGCAGGTTGATGAAGCCCAGCGGGTTGTAAGGCTGGCCCACGGCGTCATCAAAGATTGCCGCCTCGTATTGCTTGACCTGAACAGTGCAGCCTTCGTTGTCGCCCATCGACCAGTCAGAGACGATGAACTCGCCAAGGATGTTCAGTGATGGCAGGTTCACGCGAACGACGCGACCTGGCCGGCAGTTGTAGCCTGAGAAGTTCATCGGCAGGGTGATTGCCCCGCCAGCCCGGCGCTGGCGCAGGGAGATGTTCGCCAAGCGCTGCGGCTGATACGCGTCGGTCACATACGAGAACGTCATCGTCTCAGCAGCTTCGCCGCCGTCTTCAAGAATCCATTCGGAAACGCTGACCTCGGGGTAATCCGTCTCGGTCCAGGACTGTTCAGGATCGATGAACGTGCCGCGCACGGTGTTGATGGCGGAATCGTTCGTCGACTCAGTGCTGCCGGACACGGTGCCGATGATCATGTCTTCGGTGATCTCAAAGTCATACGGGCCGTAATAGGCGCCCGCCTGGAGCATCCAGCGGCCGCCGACGCGGATCAGCTTGCCGGCGCATGACGCTTCCAGTTTCTGCAGCACACCCGGACGCTGCTCGTCAGCACCAATCACGCAGGAGGTTCGGTAGCGCTGGCTGACTGAGCCGTCGGCATTGGTCAGGGCTTCGTCGCAGACGTTGGCCGCACTCGCGAAGGTCTCAAAAATTATCTCGTCGTCCGGAACGTTGCAGCGGTTACGCAGGAACCAGAGAATGTGCAGCGCGGTGTTCGCGGTGTAGATGTTGTTACCGGTACGCGGGTCGTAAATGTCATTCCGGCCACGGATCACAAAGCGGGTGTCAGGGATGCCAGACGGGAACTTCTCGGCGTTGTACTTCAGGGTAATTCGCACGTACGACAGGCCGCGCCCGATCTGGCTGTCCTTCCAGTCCTGGCAGTTGGCCTTGAGGAATGCGTTCACCTCTGTCGGGTTGACGATCAGCTCATAGCTGGCGAACTCGCCGAACGAGCCAATCTCTTCCTCGCCGAGGTAGATGTTCTCTAACCCGTCGATAGCGCCCTCACACAGCACGTACACAAGGTGAATTTGCTCCCCCTCTGTGAGGGTGCCGGACTGCTCCTGCGCCCAGACCAGCACACCACCAGTGGACACACGGCCGAGGATGAATCGGATAGGCGCTTTCGACGACCTCACGGTCTGGGCGGACGGCTCGTTATCACGCAACGGTGATTTGGTGTTGAGCTTCTCCTGCTGTGATGCCGCGTAGAAGGCAAGGCCAGCGCCGATAGCAGCGCCCACCGGGCCGCCTTGCACGAAGCCAATCACAGCGCCGACGGCGACCTGAGCAATTTTCTTTACGCCACTTGGCATTACTCAACCCTCCACGCCGCGATCGGCTCACACACAACTCGAGCAACGCCGTCATCGGTCGTTGCCCAGTAATCACCCGCCCAGAACACAGCCATGCTGCGACCTGCCGGTGCTTCGTACATCACGACATCGCCGCGCTGGATGAACGGAACGGCAACCCTTGCAAAGCAGGCATCCCATGCAGCTGCGAGGCTGCCGTGACGCTTTTTCAGCGCACGCTTGGCACCCGCCTCGGTCTTGTAGGAGCCTCGGTATTGCTCTGCTGGGTCGACACCGCACACGGCGCTCGAGCAGTCGGCGGCGAACAGGCAACAGTCGAATTCGCCCCATGAAAAAGGCCGCCCTTGGGCAGCCTTGATCACGTCGTTCAGACGCGTAGTCCAGTCTCGATGGCGCATATCTAACTTCCGTAGTTGAAGGTCGGCGCATCCTTGGCAGACCCCCAGTAGATGGGCCATTCGGACATTTGCGCGATTGCGTAGAAGAAGCGGTCGCCCTGGTGCCGGGCGCGGTGGTTTTCGTCCGTCCAGCGCTCGGTGCCGGTGCGGCTCCACTCGGCCATGCGGTCGATGACCGGAACGGTGATGGTGTTGCCTTCCTGGCCATTGCCCGCGAACGAGAATTTGGCGGCGTCCATCCGCCCGGAAAACAGGATGTCGGCGGCGTAGTTACCAGCCTCGTCGAACACCACGAAAATGACCTTAGCCATTCGGCCCCGACAACCACGCACGTTGGTTTCGGAAAGGATGTAGGAGTCCAGCCCGCTCAGCGTCAGATCCACCGACATGGGCGAACCTGAGTTGTCACTCTCTTTCGACTGGCTGACCTGGCCGAAATTGCCCACTCCTTCGTAGGTGATACCGTCGACGACCAGCTCACCGGTTCCGGTGTGGGCGAAAACCATGCCGTCTTCGAAGTCCAACTGCACGGCGTACACCGGCATGAATTTGCCAGTGGCGATGATATCCACCACCTTCTGGCTGAAAGGGAAAGCTGAGGGCATCAGAATGCCTCCCTGAATTGCAAGGTGCTGTTTGATACCAGCGGGTCCTGAACCACCTGATGGGTATCGTCTAAACGGCGCATCTCCGAGTAGGGGTTGCGGTACTCCACATGCGCGCCTACCGTGAGGGTCTTTCGAATTCGCTTGTTGAGCGAAACCTGCACTTTCCCATCTGCTGCCGACTTGGCGTCTTGCACCACCTCGAACATCTCACCGCCGACAGTGATGTAGTCACCCATTGAAAACACCTTGGCGCTGGGTATCACGCCGCCAATGGTCATAAAAGTGGCTTGCGAAAAGCCTGACACCACTACCGCAGCACCGATGTCGTCCTGCCGAGTTCGAGTGAATGCAGGAATGTTCACCGTTCCGTACATACCCTGCAGCCGCCCAATTAACGAGGTGAGCTCCCGCTCATCCTCATCGAACAACACGCCGAAGGTCATCGTGCAAAGCCAGTACGCGCCGGGGTAGCCAAGAATTTGTTGCGAGTTCGACAGAATGGAAGTGAATGCGCGGTTGTTGTAAGTGACACCCCATGTTGTTTGCGACGGCTCAAGCGATTCAGGCCAATCAAGCGCCATGACGCCTCCTTATGCTGGTACTCAGCGGTTGATCAGTTGCCGGGCGGGCCCGTTGGTTTTGAAATCGTTAAGCACCATTTGATATGCCGCCTGTGCGCCCTCCTGCGCAGCGCGCCTGACCTCGGCCCTCGATACTGCGTCAGCGTTGCCCTGGAAGGTGAAGTGTTGGGTAACACTGCCCAGCGCGGTCGACGTTGTAGCCGTACTACCGCCACCTGCGTTACCGCCTACCATGCGGACGCCCAGCGAACCGTCGGCAGCGCGCGTTAGAGGCATGATCGCCTCCGGCCCTGCCTCGCCCGCCATACCAGTCTTACCGCCCGCCATACCGAAAAGCGTCGGGGTGTTGACGATGGAATTGGTGAAGGCAGCGCCCTTGGCGAACTTTTGTACGCCTCGATCCCAGACACCGCCATCAGCCTGAAACACCGAAGCGATACCCGATCCCAAGCCACTGCTGGCAAAAGATGACACGGCACCGACCAACGCCTTACGCACCTGGATGCGGATCAAGTCATCAACGATGGAATCAGCCAGGCTTTTGAACGACAGCTTCCCGGTTTTGACAAACTCGGTCAGAACATCCTCGGCCCCGTCGAAAGCGTCAGAAATGAGCGACTGGGTCTGTCCGGCGATATTGGCAACGTCGTCCCGGTAGTTCTGCCACGCAGCGCTCGCACCCTTCGACCAGTCGCCTTGCGCCTGATCCACCTTTTTCCAGCCGTCCTGCATGACTTGCGCTTGCCTGGCACCGTATTGCTCAGTAAGCGCGATCTGCGTTTCCAGTGCCTGGCGTTGCTTGTCCGTGGTGGCGGTTGCCAGCTCGGTGCGCAAAGCCAGTACCTTGTTGTTGGTGTCCTGCTCCAGCGATAGGCGGGCCTGCGCGCGCTCCGCGTCCTTGCTACCCATGCCGACCGCTGCTGCAGTCTGTTCATAAGACGCGGTAGCAATAGCGAGCTGGCGCTGCAGGTCGGCCTCGTACTTCATGGCTTCAGCCATTCCGCCGGCGGACGCTACGGTCTGGTCATACTGCTGTTTCAGCCATTGCAGGCCTTGGCCGTACTCTTCCGTGGAAATCTTCCCGGCCTTGTAAAGCAGCCGCAGTTCCTCGGTTTTTTTCATCTGCTCATCCGCCGCCGCGCTGACCGGATCGAAGCTTTCCTTGAGCTTGGCGTAGGCATCAGCAGCGGTCTTGAGCTGCTGCTCGAGCTTGTTATGGGCTTCCTTACTTTTTTGCGCTGCCTCGGTCGCAGACTTGTCCGCGTCCTTCTGGGTGTCGTAGGCCTTGGCGGTATCGCGAATCTGTTTGGCGAGCGCGCTCTGCGGATCAATCTTGTTTTCGGTTATGAACCGGTCAGCTTCCTCGAGTTTAGTCTTGTCCTTGAGCGAGTGAATTTGCTTTTCGATCGTTTGCTGATAGTTCTTGCCGGCGTTCTCGGCCGCGATATCGGTTTCGCTTTTTTCCTTGGTGGCCTCGGCGGTACCCGCGATGTCCTTGGCCAAGGCAGCCTGAGTCTGGGTCAACTTCGCAGCAGCCTGCTCGGCAGTGCTGTATGCGCCAGCGGTTTCACGAATGGATCTAAGGCCGTTTTCTGGAATAGGGAACCGCTTCGCCAGATCATCCACAACCGTAGATAGCTGCTGGCCCGAAGCTCGAGCGGCGTCGAACTCGGCTTCGACGCGCATACCTACAGTTGAGCCGAGACCCTGCCGCACTGTCTTCTTAAATTCCTTATAAGCGTCATCCGCCGCCGCGACCGCTCCCTCTTGCTCTTTGGAAATCTTAACGAGCTCCGCGCCCTGCTGGTCTCGCGTGAGTTTTTGAAACTCTTCACGGATTTCCTTGAGTGGTCGCTTCAATGCGTCCAGGCTGCTGGTCACCGCAACGGTGTTATCCCGCATGGCCAAGAACGCCACGCCGACACCGATAGCCAGCGCTGCTACCCCAGCGGGACCACCCAGCATTGCAAGCAGGGACGAGCTAGCCCGTGCCAGCACATTCTTGGCTGCTGCGGCCTGGGCCTGGGCCGCTGCGTTGGCGGTTGTGGCGGCAGTGTCGCGCGCCATCGCTGAGGAAGATGCCGCAGTAGCGATTGTCAGGCGCTGGGTAGCTGCAGCGGCCGCCGTCTTGGCAGCCGCCAACTCGGCGTCCATTGCTGCCAGGGCCGCGGTGTATCGAGCCTCCTCCGCCGTGCCCACGGCCAAGCGGGCCTGATAGGCGAGCGCCTGGCGTGCGGCCTGCACCTGGGCGAGCCGCGCGATTGTTTCCGCTTCCACCGCCTGAGCAGCAGAGTACGCCGCAACTGATTCGCGCAGCTTGGCCGCAGCTGACGCTGCTGACGCCGCCGTTTCCTCGGCCTTGGCAATAGCAGAAGCCTTGGTGGTGGCAATGTTGGTGAGCGTCGCTTTTGTAGCTGCCACAGACGATGCCACAGCATCGATGGCGAACTTAGCGAACGCCGCCGCCATCTTGCCGCCTAGCGCTGCAACCAGTACATCCACGTTCTCGGCCAGAAAACTGATCGTCTCGCCCAGGCGCTGAGCGCCGCCGTTGTCGCGCAGCTCCTGAAGCCCCTTGGTGACGCTCTCGATGCCTGGCAGCAGTCCAATGGTGATCTGGTTCGCAGCCCCGGAGAATGAGGCCTTCAGCCCGGAAATGGCCTGCCCCGCAGCAACCAAGCGGTCAATGTTGAATCCGGAAATGACAGTGCCAGCGCGATCAGCTTGATCACCCCACTCTTTGAAACCTTTGCCGTTATTGCGCAGCAGTGGAATCAATGCCGTGGTTTCGTCAGCCATCGCCTCCATGTAGGTCGTGAGTTGCTGTTGATTCAGTCCGGCCTTTTCGAGCGAGGTATAGTAAAGCTGTAAGGCTTGCGGCCCGGACAGATTGGCGAACTGGCCAGCGGTGACCCCGATCTTGGGCGCGATCTCTTTAAAAAAGTCGGCCATCTCGCCGCCACCGCGCTGGATAAACTCACCGACGCGGTCATTGGTGTCCTTCAGGATGTCGCCGAGCTTGTCCTGCTCAACGCCGACAGTTCTTGCGCCATAGGCCATGCGCTGGAAGTCTTCGACCGTGGCGTTCGATAGCGCAGAAAGGTTCTTGACCTCGTTCGCGTAATCAATCGTGCTGGTGGTCAGCGCCACCAACCCTGCGATAGAGCCCGCTGCAGCCAGGTTTCCAGCGCCAATCTGGTCGAACACCGATGTGACCGCACGGCCCACCGTCTGGGCGCTGGCGTTCACTCGGTCGAAAGCGTTATCGATCTGTCCCAGGCTCTGATCGATGTTATGAGCAGTGCTGGACACCGCCCCTTCCGAGCGAGTCAGCTCCTGTCGCAGCTGCGCCGTTGTCGCTTCGATGCGGACCAGCATGCCTTGGACGTCGGTATCGGCCACGAGTAGTACTCCGGGAAAACGTTATGTGCTGCCCTTGCCGGTAAGCGCCATCCGCAGCTTCTGCGCGACGGTCGTCGGTTTGGGTTTGGATTGAGGGTGGGAGTGGTTGCTGCTGGGGAATGGACTGGTAATGCGCGCCCACTCGATCTTCGCGTCCATGGCGAGGAACAGTTCGGGCAGCGAGGTATGCCACGCCACTTGCGGTGACCAACCGAGCCAGCCGGTGGCCACCGCGTAAAGCCGATCGACGTAGCTCCCCGCCTCTACGGCGCTGACACCGTCGGCTGCTCCTTTCCCGGCTCACCACCGCGCGGGTTGTACAGGGCTGCCAGGTAATCGTTGAGCTGCGGAATCATCGCTGCTACGCCCTCCTGCCATACCGCCTCGGCCAGCCCCTCCACCTGCTTTTCAGTCAGGTTGGCACCAGCAGCGATGATCAGCGCTGCGCCGTCCACGCTGACCTGATGCAGCGCGCTGGCTGCACCTCGGAGCCCGCCGAAGCGGGTCTCGATAGCACGGACGGCGGCGAGGGTTGGCCGTAGTTGATAGGTAGCCCCGCCAATGACAAGGTCGATGTTGCCGTGCAATGTCTTGCTCATGGTTCACCCGATCAGGCGGCAGGGCCGGCAGCAATTTCGAGGACATCGGAGTTGATGCCCATGGTGATGTTGCGGCGCACGACGTTGTCCGCGGCACCAGGCGCAACGGTGTTGTTCATCACCTTCACACGGAAGTAGAAGGTGGTCGGCAGCACGGCAGGCGTTGCTGTCGCGTCACCGTCGTTCAGCGTGACCTTGATGTTGTAATCGCCCTTGGAACGGTCCTTGTGGGCAACCTTGACGGCTTTCTGTCCCGCGTCGCCGTTGTCCAGGCCGACAGTCAGCGTCATGTCGCCAGCGTCAGCAGTGCCCTTGTATTTGCGCACGCGGCCATCCTTCAGCGACGTGAAGGTCACCGAACTGAAGGTATCGCCGAACTCGCCCAGGTCTTCGATTTCACCGACGTCGACGTACACGTCTTTTTTGTAGTCGGCTTCGGTGTCAGCGCCGGTCTTGGTGCCGAGGCCAAGTCGGCACCCTGCGGCGGTGTTCAGATTGTCGGCCATGGAAAATCCTCCAAAAGGCACATTGGATAAAGCCGCGAGGCGGCAGATGTTGAATCAGTGGGTGGTGATGACGCGGACGGTGATAGCGCCCATGTACGTGACGCCGTCGGCATCACGCTGTGAGTCGGCACGTTCGACACGAACAGACACTGCCCTACCAACTTCCAGTGGCAGGGGTCGCTCATCAAGCGCGGCAGTGACTTCAGCGTTGATCCGCTTGACCTCGGCCTGTCCATGAGCATCCGACCAGACGGTAAGGTAGAGCAGGCGCTGCTGACGCTTGCGCCCGGCGATAGGGCTGATGTTGGTCGAGATTTCGCGGTCGATGGAGACATACGGCATAGGCGTGTCAAGCGGTGCACCATCGTAGATGGGGCAGGACACCTCGGCCTGTAGCCTCTCGAAAAGTGCTACCTGCAGGGCAACGGACGGATCAGCCATCATTTGCTCCCTGACTGGCCTTCTTCAGCGTTCGATTCACAGCGGTGCGAATGTCCGCCAGCACCACCTCCCGGTTCACGTCCAGCGATGGCCGCAACCAGGGATGAGCTGGCAGCGCCGGAATGCTAGGGTACTTGCCGAAGAAATGGGCACCGTCCGACTTGTTCTCAACAGAGCGGCTACGGTTTCCCGATCGCTTTGTCCCGTCATACCCCTTGGTGCCGTATTCCAGAAAACGCAGGTAAAAAAATCGGCGATTGTCCTTCTTGCCACGAATGCCGATCTCTGCATCCAGACCACTCTTGGAGACAAACGCCTTCAGGGCACCAGCCGCTTCGCCCGTGTCCCGAGGGATAGTTGACTTCATGGTGGCCAGAATCTTGTTGGCAGCTTCCTGCATAGCCGGGCGCAGCTCGTTATCCATGGTCTTATGAATGTTGCGCAGCGTCCGGCGTAGCTTGAAGTCACCGGACATACGGGACCGGCGAGCCATGAGCTACTCCTTTGCCTTGTCGGCTTTCGGCACCGGAGCGTCCTTGACCTCTTCGACCAGGCCGCGCTCAATCAGAGACTTTGCCCTGGCAGCGTCGACGCTGAATTCATCGCCTTCAGCCTGGTCGCCTACGGCACCGGAGAAGTTAGCAATCGCTTTTACTTTCATGGGATTTCCTCAAGGGTTGGGTACGTTGGTGCAGAGCAGACGAAGCATTGAAAGCTCATTGTCTGGCAGTGCAGCCACGATCAGATAGGTGACGCCCTTGTTCACCAGACGGCAGCCCGCAACCAGATCCGGCCGAGGCCTTACCCGGACTTCCGCGGTAACCACCGCTGCAAGCTTTTCAGCAACGGCCTCGATGCGGCCGGTAGGCAGAGTGAACTCAGCCCAAAGCTGGCCCGACTCTATCCAGGCGTCGTCAAAACCACCGGTTCGATTCTTGACCCGCACAGGCTTGTAGAGCGTAGGACGGTGTCGCAGTGGGCCAGCTCTCATCAGAAACGCTTCCTGTACCAAAGCAGGCGGTCAACGGCCAATGGAACCTCAGCGGTGATGGTGCCGATCACGACAGCCTCACGGTTTGCGTACCAATGGCCCACCAGCAGAAGTACTGCCTGACGGATGTCCTTGGTGAGGGTCATTTGTTCAGGCAGCACAGGGTCGACTTCCACCAGCACCCGGTCACAATGCTGTTCGACATGCGCCAGCGCCGCGTCGATGTACCCCTGAATCAGAACGTCCTCTTCGATGTGGTCAACACGCAGGTGCGTTTTCACCAGGGATAGCTCGATCATTTACTTGTTCTCTTCGGGCTTGGCCTGCTTGTTGGTCTTGGGCGCGGTTTTGCCGTCAACCTCTTCTGCCAGGCCCTTGCCGATCAGTATGTGGGCATATTCGTCGTCAGCCTCATCGAACACCATGCCTGCGCGTACACGATCGCTCTCTGCGCCCAGCTTGGCCGCATTGCCTTCAAACCCCCACAGGGTGCGAATTTTCATAACGTACCTCGAAAAAAAGGGGCCTTGAGGCCCCGAGCGGATGGGTTCGATCACTTGACTGCAAAGCGGCCCTTCACGAACGCGTAAGGGCGGCGAACGGCCAGGCCAAGACGCTCTTCTACCAGCACGACACGCTGGTTCTTCACGAAGTCGTCATTGATCCAACCTACCTTCACGGTGTACGCCATGCGGTCGTACAGGCGCGCGCCTTGGGCGAATGAGCCGACGAGGAATTCACCACCGGTAGCGGCAGTACCGTCGGCAGCCGGGGTGCCCTCGTCCATGCTGTCGGACACCACCACTGGGCGGCCCCACAGGATAGGAGTGACAAGCCCCTGCAGGTTGGCGAACAGGTAGCGGTTGTCGGCATCCTTCAACAGCTCGATGTTCATCCAGTCAAGGTCAGTCATGACCACGGCATCAGCAGCACGCTGAGACTGCTTGCGCACCTGATAGATGGAACGGCGCACGGTGTCGATCGCAGTGTCACCGGTTTGGCTGAGCTTCGCATTGAAGGCGCTGGCCTGGGTCATGATGCCGTTCAGGTTATTGCCAGCGCCGTCACCCTTGAGGATCTGCCCCTCTTCCTTGAGCTTCAAGTCGTAGCGCAGCAGCTCCTGAATGTAGCTGTACAGCTGCGGGATATCGTCCAGAGCCTCGTCGGTTACCGGCATCCATACAGCGATCTTGCGGACGTTGTCGGTCTTCTGTTCGAAAGTGACATCGCTGGAAGGCTTGGCCGCGCCTTCCGCCACCATGCCAGCGCCACGGGTATGCAGTTTCTCAAGGAAATAGCTGTAGCTCTGACCGGTCACGGGCGTGGTCGGGATCAGGTCGCGAATCACCAGCTCCTGGCGCGGACGATCCTGAATAACAGGGTCCCACTGCGTCGGCACCAGGCCAGCGCTGGTCAGCTTGGTCTCGGACATGGAAGCCATATCCGACTTGGTGACCTCGATTTCCGCCTGATTCTGGTTCTTCTGCTGCAGCGACTTGTAGGCGTCGTTGCCCTTGACGAGGTCGATGAAGCTTTTCTTCTCACCGCCCTGGCTGCGCAGCTGGATGCCCTTTTCCTCGAGCTTCTGCACTTGCTCGATGACGCGCTCCAGTTCGCCTTTCTGGTTTTCGATCTTGGACTTCATTTCCAGCGTCACGGTGTTGCCTTTCTGCAACTCTTCAGTGACGTGGTCGTATTTTTGCTGCAGGCCCTGGAAGCCGTCTTTAAGTTGCTTGTCCAGGGAATCGCGCAGCTCTTTCACTTCGCTCATTGCGAATCTCCAAAATGATGGGTGAACAGTGTTGAAAGTTGTTTCAGCTCATCCACGATCACCGTGGCCGCTGTGTCACCCTCACGGTGCACGGCGGAATAGCCGAGCGAAGCGACGGCTGCCGCTTCCTTTTGCGAAAGGCCCATGCGATCGCGCAGGGCCTTCTCAAAAAGTCTGATGTCCGACTTCACGTCGGTAATGGTCGCCTCGGGGTTCATGCCGAATGGCACCAACGAGGCCTCCCAGAGTTCCGCCTGCTTGATAATGCGAATGCTCCGACCCTCACGCTCTTCATACGCAGCCAGGATCGTGTTGAAGCCGATGGACATACTGTCCAGCGTGCCCTCCTTCATCAGCTCGTAAGCGTCGCGCGCGTAGCTCACACCCAGGTTCACCTTGCCTTTGAGGTACAGGCCGTGCGCATCCTGGGTAAAGTCGGCCGAGCCCACCAACCGCGTTAGGTCGTGGAAAAGCGCCAGCTTCAGGCGCCCGGCACGGGTCGTCTTTACCTTCGTAAATGCGCCCGGCAGGATTACGTCATCGCCCAGGTCTACGTTATTGAACACCGCGGCATAGCCTTCGAAGTTGCCAGCGTCATCGACGGCCTTGACCTCGAAGGGCACTTCAATTTTTGTCAGCATTGCCCTGCGTCTCCCACCGAGTGACCCGGTTATATTCATCCCCCGCCAGTGGCGGCAGGTTTTCCTTTTCACGGACTTCGTTAATGGTCATCCAGCCCGAACCGCCGGAGCCGCCTAGGGCGCTTCCGAAGTACGTCGCACGGGCGGCGCTATCAGCGCGCAGCAGTCCCTCGACGACAAACTCGACGAATCGATCTGTATCGCCGTAAAGCTTGTCGTTGAACTCGTCTTCGATGGCATCCAAGTAAGGCTTCAAGCCAAACGTCACGAACCCACTGGTTTGCTGTTCCAGATTGGAGCCCATGATCGAGGTCTTGCTGGCACGGTTGGCCAGATAAAGCGGAACGCCCCAGATGCCCGCCAAGGCTTCTTCTTGGAACTGCTGGGATTCGATGAACTGGCTGTCTTTCTGGGTCAGGCCAGCAGGCACGATTTTCGGGCCGCCCTGCAGGATGGCCATCTTGCCCAGATCCTCGGTGTCGGCCTTGCGAACGTCGGGAAACTTGTTCATCACCTGAGCCTGCTGCTCAGCAGTCAGGAACCCGTCGTAGATGACGTAACCACCCGTGAATCCACCCTTGCGCATGAAGCGGGCGGACCAGTCGTGCGCGGCCTTTGCCAGGCCAATGGTTTCGGCCTGATGCTCGACCGGCGACATTCCGTTGATCCCGTCACTGCTGAACAACTTGAAGTGCAGCATGTTCTCGGGTGAAACCGGGGCGCGCTTGCCATCGAGCGACACGTAATAAATTAAGCGAGATTCGAGCGTGTCGACGGTCACATCATCCGGAGAGACCAGCGTGAAACCGATGGGATCGCCACCGCTGGATCGCTCGATGATGGCAAAAGCGTTGCCGCGCAACGCCATGTTCACCACAACCGCCTTCAAGAAGTTGAGGCGAGTCATGAAAGGGTTCGGCTTACGCATGATGCGACTGGCTCGGTCCTTGTGCGCCACCAGTTGCCGCTTGCCATCCTTGTCGTCGTAGAGCTTGAGCGGCAGCCCTGAAACGGTTTCACTCAGGATTTTCACGCAAGCCCAAACGATGCTGATGTTCATCGCCTTCGTCGGCGTGATGCGCACGCCGGCTTTGGTCGCCTTGCCACCGACGGTCATGTCGACTTCGACATAGTCGCCGGTTTTCGGATCCTCATAGCCGAACATCCGCCAGGAAAGCGGGTTGTACCAATGAGACGCCATAGTCAGCCTACAAGTCCGAAGAAACCGTTGTTTAAGTAGTCATCCATCCCGCCTTTGCTTTCGGGGTTGAGTGACATAAGGGATACCGCGTTGAAGGTGGCCATCAGCGGGTCGATCTTGGCCGAGCCTGAAGCCTGCTTGGTGATGAGGATCGAGTTACCACGCGGCTCGACCCTGGCATTGCCGCAGCACCAGGCCATCATGGGTTGGCCGCCGTGGATCAGGCCGCCCTCGGCCAGCTTGCGCTCCGTTGTCTTGATCGCGCCGCCCAGCTTCCAGCCCTGCGAGATGCCAATGATCTTGTCCTGCGGCACGCCAGCGGCGACCAGCGCATCAAGCACACCACCAATGCCCGCCGGGTCGACGCCGACCTGATCCAGCAGGCCGGCCTTCTCGACGCGGGACGCCAGGTCCGCGACTTCCTCAAGGTCATCGCCGATGACTTGAACCATAGTTAGATGGCACTCTTTGGCGAAGTCATGAAGCCGTGGCGCCTCGCCCTTGCGGCGCTCGAGCACCGAGGGGTGAGCCCAGGCGTGCGTCCACAACAGCCACTGGCGCGTGTGCTTGTCACGCCCGATTGCTGCAAACCCAAGTAAGTCGTCCAGCCCGCCACCGTCGATGCCGATATCGATCACTTCGCAGCGCTCGATCAGATCATCCAGCGTCAGGCCGGGCAGCTTGGCCTGCACCTCCCAGAACTCAGCACCGGCCCACCGATCCGAGCGCAGCGCCAGACCAATCTCGACATTTAGGTGCTTGGCCAGAAAGCCACGGAATGATTCTTCGCCGTCGATCTGCGCCTGGGTGAAGCCGCGTTCAATGAACGGCTCGTCTACCGACAGGCCCAGATTCGGGTTGGTGATGTACGCGTTTTTAACGTCGCGGTGCGCGCCCGCGTCGATCATGTGTTTCGGAAATTCGTAGAGCACCGGCAAGAAAGACTTGTCGACAATCCCGCCGTCGCGCACCTGACGGGCATAGAGCAGCTTCTGCCGGAAGACGCCGGCAGGCGGCTCATCGGACTGGGTCGTTGCCCAGATAATGAAACCCTCTGGTCTTGATGCCAGACCGCCGGTGGCCTCGCGTAGCATTGCCTCGGCATTGGCTCGCTTGCCGAATACCCACAGCTCGTCGATAAATACGCCGATGGCTTTCTTGCCCGAGACAGTTTCGCTGTCGGCCGCCACAACCTTCAGCGTGGCACCTGTCTCGTAATGAGTAACCGTACGCAGGTGATCCTGCACCTTGAACAAGTCCTTGAGCTCATCGTCGGCTTTAACCATGTCCCGGATCGGGATGTAGGAGTTGTCGGCAATTTCCTTGGTCGGTGCCAAGATGATGAACTCGCCCGAGGTGCGCCAGTTCAGCACAAGCGCCGTAAGCATGATGCCGGCCGCAATGGTCGACTTGCCGTTCTTCTTGCTGATCAGCAGCATGAATTCGCTGATCATCCGACGACCGCTGTACGGGTCGTATGCGCCGAATATCGCGGCGACGAATTCATTCACCCAAGGCCGGACTGTTTCGCACATCAAAGGGCTGCCGGTAGCATCCACCATGCGCAGGCCGCCGAAGACCTCTAAAGCTTCGGCCGCTTGATCATGAAATAGTGGTTCGAACGGGATCAGGCTCTGGCGGGCAACAATGCGTTGCTCCCAATCTGTACAGGCGGTTGACCATTCCATTATTTCACCACCGACAGCGGGCCTTTACGCACGCCGAACTTGCCCTGGGCGGCACCTGCGGCCTTGTCCTTGGCCGCCTCCTTCTTGCCGCTCTCCCCTTTGCGCGGATGAACGAAAGGCATCAGCGCCTTTGCAGCATCAACTCGCAGTTTCGGCTCCTGCCCAAAGTCGTTCATGACGGCCAGAAGGAAATCTTTCGGGTCACGGTGGGACAACGCAAGACGCAAATCGAAAGGCTCCGCCTCGCCCTCCGGCCCAGCCTGAGAAGGCACGGACTCGCCCTCCGGAGCTTTAACACCTTTAACAGTTTTAAAATTCGCCTCGGCAGGGTGCAGAGCGTTCAGTTTATGCAGCTCGGCGATCACATCGGGATCTTTTGCGAGACGCGAACCCGCCGCAGAGGCAGTCTTTTCGGGGCATCCGGCGGCTATGGCTGCGTCTTTATTGGACGCACCTTCCCTCACCGCCTTCACGAAAGCGCGTTTTTTGGGTGTTAAAGCCATTAACAAAAAATCCTGAGCGGGAAAAAATCTGTACGTGCGGTCGAGGGCGGTCTAGTAACCGAAAAACCCCATATTTTTGACCCCCCCCTCCAAAACGTCCGATTTCGCACCAAAACCGTGCAAATTACGCCAAGACCGGTCAAAACGACCGAGTTTTCGCCTCTTCGCGCTGTTTCACGCTGTCGTGACAGGTCTTGCAGAGGGATTGCCAGTTGGATCGCGCCCAGAACAGAGTCTGATCACCGTTGTGGGCGATGATGTGGTCGACGACCGACGCAGCGACGACTAGCCCTGCTCGGTCGCAGTAGACGCACAGCGGGTTGGCGCCCAGATGGACCAAGCGCGCTTTCTGCCATGCGTAGTTGTAACCTCGCTGGTTCGCCGTGGTCTTGCCCGCTCGCCAGGTAGCAGGAGGCGCGGTGTTTACCCTGTCGCCTTGAGTCGCGACGCGGTTGCCGAGCGTCTTGAGCCGTGCCATGGGTTACTTGCTCTGGCTGCGTTTGATCTGTGCGTCGACCTGATCGGCGCACGTGTCCAGCAGGTTGACGGCTCGGTCCTTCAAGGCCCAGAGGTCACCGTTCAGTGCCAAGTCTTCGTCGCTATCGCTGATCCGTTCGCACGGCACCATTACCGGTGCTTCCAGGCTTACCGCTGATGTCTTTACCACCACTGGTCGCGGGCTTGCCGCGCAGGCCGTCAGGCAAAGGCTGATCAGCCCACTTACGAACAGCCGGGCTCTTACGCTTGAGGTCTTCAAAGTCTTTCCTCGCTTGTCGGGCCTTGTCTTCGCTGGCCTTGAGGCGCTGCTGCAGATCGGCCGTGTAATTGGCATTGCGCTTGGCCTCGGCCTGGAGCGTGGTGATTGTCTTCTGGCTTTCGGTGTTGGCGTCGGTGGCATCCTTGGCAGTCTTCATCTGCAGCGTCACCTGCCCTTCTAGCGCGAGGACGCGGTACTGCTGGATACCAACGAGCAGCAGGGCAACAAGGCCAATGATGATTGCAGCGGCGATAGCCTTCATGTGATGTCCACCTTGCGGCCAATGAACCGGGTCACCAGTTCGCGTATGGCGGTAACGCCGAGGAAGCCGATGGTGCCACCGGCAGCGACTGACAGACTGGGCGGCCAGGCCATCCACTCGATCAGGCTTGAGGCCACCAGGCTCAATGCACCGCAGATCAACGCTTCAAAGAAGATCCGGCGTTTGCTGGTTTCTTTCGCGTCATAAAGGATGCGCAGTAGAGAGACGATGATGGCCATGATCGCGCCCTGCCATAGTGGATTCGAAAGGGCCATCCAGAGCTTGGCCCAGGTGTCTGGCTTGTCGGGCATAGTGCGCATCCGGTCTTGGCCCTTTCGGGATATATAAACGAAAAAGGCCCGCCGATATGGCGAGCCTTTGAAATGGTTCAGAAAGCAAAAACCCAGCACTTGGCTGGGCTTAATCATCAGGGGTGCCGCGCTGGAACAGCTGAACACCGTGCCATGAAAACAGAGCTATTCCATATGGACAACTCTTTTTTACGCTGCCGACCGAACTCCATCCAAATAGCAATCCACCCAGGCAGCACCAGCCTTTATCAACTCGCGCGCCTTGCCCTCGCTCATTGCGAAGTGGCGACCCACCCGGATCGCCGGCCACTTGGCACCGTAATAGAACCAGACCATATCGCCCATCTGCTGATGACGAGCGCAAAGACCAGCAACGGCGGCGTCCACAAGACAAGCCAGCTCGTCCGTGATCACATACGACTTACCGGGCATCGGCATGGCATCCCGCATCAGGGCGAGCGTGGGCGAGGCGTAGCTGGGCACGCCCATACCATCCATCCGCCAATAACCCCATTGCTCGAGCATGTTTTCAGTTTCACCCAGCGGGCGGTGCAGCGTGTTGCGAGTCATCATGGTCAATCCCCTGTGTAATTCGTTCCACCGGCACCGCGGCGGTTGTTCTGTTCGTAGTGGGCTGCCAGCGCGGGTATCTGCACTGGACGCTTGAATTGTTCGATACGTCGGTTAGCGGCCTGCAGGCGAATACTCAACTGAGTCACCAGCACTTCAAGCGGGAGTGCCTCACCTGTCTCGGCGGCGACCCAGCCCGATGCGTTGCACTGCACGCAGGCCAGGTCATGGAAAACGCCCTTGATCACTGCGCGGCCTCGGCAGGCGGGGCACAGGGCCAGGTCAAGTTGAGTGGCGCGGAACGCAGGGCCGTGACTCTTCTTCATCCTTCACCAACCAGCCAGTCGGCAGCGAGGTCGATATTGAACGTGACTTTGTCGCTGTCGATATCGAAACGGTGACCGCCATCCATTACGACCGTCAGCCGGGTGAAGTCGTCGAAGTTCTGCTTCATCACCATAAAGACTTTTGAGCGGTCGAACTCGCGACGGAAGGCCGACGGCGAGGGCATTCCTGTATCGGTTTTCTGAAGCGCATAGGCAAAAGCCAAGGCGCTGTCGTGCGAAATCAGCATTTTTAAACCTCGCCTATGGTGGTGTTGGCATCTGCTCTGCAAGCCACGTCATCCGTGGGCTGTAGGCAATTATCAGAATCTTCGAATCTAAAGCCGGTCAATGTGTGAATGCGGCCGAAGCCCTTTCCGTCTAGATGGGCGTTCCACTTCTCCAATGCATCCCGCTTGCGCGCCATCACGCCCGACTGAACGTAAACCTTCACGTTGTGGCCCATGGCGTGGTTGATCAGCAGCTCACCGATCAGGTGGTCGATACCGATGTCTGCCCAGCAGGTGCGAGCCAGTTTGCGCAGATCGTGGCTGGTCCAATCGCCCTTCCCTATCCGAGCAAATACCGCACTGGCGCGGCCCTCGCTGAGTCCTTCACCTGCGCGACCCGGGAACAGGAACTGTCCGTCATACCCGGCAGCCTGTTGCCTGTCGCGATACCAGATCAGCAACTGCCGCACCTGATCTGTGAGAGGCAGATGATGCTCGACGCCTGTCTTGGTGTTCTCGCCTGGAATGAACCACTCGCGCTCTGCCAGGCTGATGTGCGACCAGCGCGCTTGCCGCGTCTCGCCAATGCGGGTGCCGTGGCAGAGCATCATCACGGCCAACATGCCGTCGAGCGGATTGCACTCTATGACCTCGGCCAAATGGTGGAGCAGGTCCTGCAACTGAGTGCCGCGCAGCCTGGACGCCTTGATGCCGACCTTGGCTTTTGAGAAGTCTTTGAACTTGATGTCTTGCATCGGGTTGGCCGATATCAGCCGCAGTTTGAATGCCTGCCGGAACGCCAAGGCGAGTAGCTGGAAGGTGGATCGAACGTAGTCAATTTTAACGGTTCGCTGCATTGGCCAAATCAATTGGCGGTCCAGCGTGGCTTTGTCGATGCTTGCCAGCGCAATATCGCCCAAGCATGGCATGAGGTGACACCTGAGCATCGACGCACTGGTGTCCTGGCGTTTCTTCGACAGGCTTCGGTCGAGCGAATACCGCTCGGCGAACCAGCCCAGCAGCTCGCCTGTCGTTGCCCATTTGGATAGCGTGGAGTTGTCACCGGCATCAATGCGAAGGCGAATGCCAGGAAGAGCCGCAACGACCTGTTTCGCTGACAGATCGGGAAAGCGGCCGACTAGGTTCCATTTGCCCTTGCTGACCAAGTACCACGACGCCCGCGCCCGGTCCCGGGTGAAGCGCAGGTACAGGCCACGATTCTCCACGTCGCGCAGGTCACGCTCGGAGCCGGCGGCCTGGCGCTTGATTTCAGCGTCGGTGATGCGCACGGCGGCCGTCATGCTGGCTGCGCCTCCCTGGCTTTTTGCTGCTCTGGAGCGAATTCGCCGCGCAGAGGCATCAGCTCATTTTCGCCGTAGGCAGTGCGCGCTCCCGAACTGTTTTGGATCACGTACCAGCCAGGCGTAGGGGCTTTGAATGCATAGCCTTTGCCGCGAATCAGAGTTCCTTTTTCTATGCGCTCAGTAAGCTCTACCAAGCTTCCTGCAGGAATATCTACGTCAAAAACCTTGGTCAGCGCCAAGTCGCCCGGTTTGAATTGATTGCTCATCAGTAGCGCTCCATTCTCTTGCGGCGGGTTTCTTTGTCCTTCTCCAGTTGCAGGCCTTCCAAATGGCTGATCAAGGAATCCAGGCGACGCATCGTGTGAACTGACGGCCTGAAGTGTTGGCCACTGCCCCATTCATGTCCGAAGGCGTAGTACCGGTTCGCAATCCAAACCTCTGCCTCGCCAAATCTGGCTGTGCAGCCTTCGATCGAAACCGTTTGCCAGTGCTTGTCGATAAGGCGATTCAATGCCGCATCCCACTCTGGGCAGTACTTGTACTGTTGGATCAAGCCGAACCAAGTGCTCATAGCCCAACGAATGTAGAAATTTCTCATGCGGCCACCACGGTCTGAGGAAGTCGGAGGTATGCGCGGATTTGCTCCATCGCGTCGAAGTGACCACGGCAGACGATCGCAAGATAGCCTTGCTCGCCCAGCTGACGTATCCACTCGTACTGGCTGCCCGAGACAGCAGCGTCATGCGGCGGCGTGGCTTTGAACTCGATGTACAGACCGAAGTACCCACCACGAGCCATGGGCAGCACCAGATCGGGCACACCGGCGCGCACGCCCTGCTCTTTCAGCTTTATCGCCACCAGCTTGTGCCGGTGGCCACCGTTGGGAACGTGATAGATCAGCGCAGCCACCAGAGGCATACGCAGCGTGAGCTCGCGCAGCAGCGCTGCCTGTTCCTGGCCTTCGCGGTCGACGGACTTGGCGCGGGTGCGCTTCGGTTTGAACAACGTCATTTCGGCGGGCTTCACGGTGACACCTTCCCTTCACGAATCAGCGCGTCTTGGGTGCGCATGACGCCCTCGGCGTGGAACAGGCGGACTTCTTCACGGCTCAGCACCGCCGGAGCGCGCAGGCGGCCATCGGCGATATCGTGGCAGTAAGCACACGCCCAAGCGGCCTGCAGGTCGTTTGGCTTGATGCCAATGCCGCAAGTACCTGCGAGCCGGTAATGAGCAAGGACCGTGGTCGAGGATTCGCTCGAGCAGCCTGGGTAACGGATCTGGCATTCGCGGTCACGCGCCGCCTTCGTGAGCTTGGTTTGCCGTGTCATCAGAAGTCCTCCTTGCCGCGATGCGATTCCCACTCGAAAGGCAGCACGATCACACCGCCTTCGCGCAGTCGATCAACGCAGCGCTCACCCATTGCCACCGGCAGTGCCTTTCCGTCGAGGTTCGAAATGATCACGGTCGGGCGCATCTGCTCGTAACGGCCATTGATGATCGCGAAAAGCGTGGTCAGCTCGAAATCGCTCGGAGCTTCTTTGCTCACGCCTATTTCATCGAGAACCAGCAACGACGGGCTGACGAGCGCCGCAATGATCTGCCCTTCGGTACGCTCGGCACCCTGCCGATAGGTCGATCTGATGTCATGCAGGATCGTGCCAATCGTTCGGTAGACGGCCGTGGCGTCAGTCTTGCGCATCAGCTCGTTCGCAATCGCAGTACCCAAGTGGGTCTTGCCGGTGCCAGGCTTGCCAAGCATCAGCAGGCAGCGGCCCGTGGCGGATATTTCCGGGAACCTGTCCACGTACTTTCGACATACCCGCAGCGCCTCTTTCTGGCCTGTGGTATCGGCGATGTAACCGGTCAGGGTCTTCGTCGCGAATCGCTTCGGAATCAGCGCTGCGCCGAACTTGAGGGATAGCTCGTATCGCTCTTTGATCCTTGCCCGCTCTGCGTCCTCTTCCTTCGCGATGCGCATGCAGTCCGGGCATCCCGTTTTGAACACCCTTCCGAAAATCACGTTTACGGTCTGAGGAAATTGCCCGTGGTCATCGCACATGCCGGTCGTCTGTTGCGGCGGTGGCGTGGCGCTGGGCATCGAAACAATGTTTTCAGATCGCATAGCTGCCATCCTCTCGGGTGATCAAACCCGCCGTGTAGTCGCGATCGGCAAAGCCGTGATGCCGTGAGTTGGGGAACTGATGCACGTTGGTTGCAGGCTGCACCTCATCCTCCCAGCGCTTGCCGTTGAGCCAGGTGGCTGGGTGCGGAACGAACTGTCCGCCGTCCTTCGTCCAGGCCGGGGAAACACACTGCTTGGCCAGGCCTTCGGCGATCAGGGTGAATAGGTCAGGTGTGACTTTGAGTTTCCGCCATACCTTCTCGGCCGCCGCCTTGCCCTTCTTGTTCGGGTACAGCTTCCAGAACTTCGGGAACAGCTCCCCAGTCGTCGGCGACGATGCCGGAGGCGTCGGTGTGTTGAGGGAATCAGGAATCAGAGAATCAGGAATCAGAGAATCAGCCGGAGCGCTTCCGAGAATGGCAGTAGCAGTACCGCCAAAATCGGTAGTGATACAACCATCTGATACAGAAGGGATAACTGACTCCGGTTCATTACGATGCGGGTTCTGATGTTTGTCGAAATTCTCGACTTGGATGTAGCGCTTGCCGGATACCGTATAGCGGACAATGAAGCCCTCGGCCGCCAGCCAGCCAAGCATGCCGTCGACATCAAGGCCGTCACGGTATGGAAAGAGCTCGCCTTTGATCCGAAGAGGACGATCCTCGAGGCGGCCAGCTTTATCAGCGAGAAGCCACAGACCTTCGAACAGCAAGGTCAGCATGGGATCAGCCACGCCAAGCACTTCGTTCTTGAACAGCGCTGGTTTGATGTTGCGTGCGCGGGCCATATCACAGCCCTCCGTTTGTGGGCGTTGAGAAATGACGCGTCAGATAATGTGTAAACGATGAAGCTGACGAGCCTTCGCAGGTATTGCTCGTCGCTGAATTGGTGGGCATAATTGACCTCGTAATGTTGTGAAGAAGCCGGTCTAGCCACCGGCTTTTTTTTGCCTGAAATTCAGGCCCTGTAGGTGTCCGGTGCATCCGTGGTAGCTTTCTGTTTCCACACAACAAGGTCACGGAGACCGGACATGACTGAAACAACTCTCGATCCGAAACATTCCCCTACAGAAGCAGCGCACCAATTGGCTGTCGAGCTCGTACGCAGCTCAGGGGAAGCGCTGTTCAAGGACAGATCTGTAGGCCGTGAAAGTGGCCAAAAGGCGGGAGATTTCGTGATTGCCTTCGAAGAGAAGATCACGGCGTATTACCGCTCTCTGAAATAACCTTCAAACCTGCGACCAGTGCCGCTGCAATGCTGGTCGCATCCGCTACGATTCCATCGCAATGTCCGCGACCCCTGACCAATTCCACCAAGGCGTCACACAGGGCCTGCTCGGCAATTTGTGGCGACGTTGCTTTTTGAAGAGCGCAATCTGCCAAAGCGCGCGTAATGCATTCCAGCTTTTCGTTAGCAGTGCCATCGGCTGGCCAGGCATTCTTGATGGCTTGCTCGTGATAAGCCTCTCGGCTCGGCTTGTCAGATTTAAGCGGCGTGGTAAGTGCATGCTTGCTTGCAAAGGAAGCATTGATCCTTAATTGCCCATCTTTGGTCAGCGTCCATACAGCACGCCCTTCATCGTCAACGCCTACGATCTCGCTCATCACTCTGCTCCGGGCCTTTTCGGGGCCATGTTTTGAATTTTGTACTGGATGAATCAACAGCCCATCCGCTGTACTACCTGCCCTTCCCGCCTGAGCGGATACTTGCCGTCACTCCGCTACTTTCCGCAGTTGATTAACGGATTTAAGCGGCAGTTGTTCGTGAGGCGCTTGCTGGATCGTCTTCGCGCCTGGCTACCAGGGCTCCGCTCGATTCCTTCTCCAGTACGCATTGCATTGGGTAAGAGAACCCGCCCGCAGTACGGCACTGAGAAACCCGGCTGCTGGTCACGGCAAGGGCATCGCCGATTGCGCGTCCGGTGCCGAAATATTTCAGCGCTTCGTCATAGGTCATGGTGATTCTCCAGTGTCTTCACTTAAGTTTAGAGATCTTAACAGGCCAAGGCAAGTTATCTAAACACCGAAGGGTTTAGAATCCTAAATATGGAATTTAAAGATCGCCTTCGGGCTCGCATGACCGACCTAAAGCTGAGCGCTACAGAGCTGAGCTCGAGGATTGGTGTGTCAAAAGCAACCATCACGTTTTGGCGCAACGGCACCAACGGCGCGACCGGATCTAATCTCATGGAGCTTGCCAAGGCTTTGCAGTGCTCGCCTCAGTGGCTGGAGACCGGCAAAGGCGATATGCAGGACTCACCCATGCGCGGTACTGAGCCATCGAACGTTGGCGAGATTGACCGCCCAACAGGCATATATCGCTACCCTGTAGTCAGCTCGGTAGCCGCCGGCACGTGGAGTGAGGCTGTCGAAACCGGATTAGTGGACCGTTATGAGATCAGTGACTACAAGGCCAAAGGTCGTGCCTTCTGGCTTGAAGTAGCTGGCGACTCAATGACGGCGCCCACCGGCATGAGTGTTCCCGAGGGAATGCTGATATTGGTTGATCCAGGCATTGAGGCAAGGCCTGGGAAACTAGTCGTTGCCAAGCTCCCCAGTAGCAATGAAGCAACCTTCAAAAAGCTGATAGACGATGCGGGTCAGTTTTATCTGAAGCCCCTGAACCCTGGGTATTCCATGATCAAGTGCTCGGACGACTGCATAATTATTGGTGTTGCCGTGCGTATGACCGGGACGCTCTATTAAAGGATCACCACTCGCAAGGATGTAACGAATGTCGAAAGCATTAACCGTAGTCGGACTGATTTTCACAGCCCTACTGACAGGGTGCGCCGCTACTGTCGAGCGCGGCGGCCTTGGCACGATGAGCGTCAGTCATGCCGCAAAGCAAAATATCGCCGTGGAGTTCGACGGCAGTGACAAGGTACTGGCTCACAAAGACTGGCCATTGCTTCAGTCCACCTGGTCGCAGTCGCTGAAGACCGAGGCGGCTGCGGAAGGCTACGACCTTCTGGTCGTCAAACAAGATCCGGCGCCCCGCCCAGGCGTTCTGTTGAAAGTGGATGTTTCTACCTTTCGCTACATCACCTCCGGCGCCCGTTACACAGTTGGCTCAATGACAGGCAATGCTTGGGTGAACTCTAAGGTCGAGTTCATCGATATGGAGAGCGGCCGGCGGATGGGCTTGAGATCCTACGATACTAAGTCCACTGCTTGGGAAGGTGTCTTTTCGGCGATGACAGAGAAGCAGCTGGAAGCGATCTCCAAGCGAATCATTGCAGACATCAAGGCAGCGAAATAGCGCCCCACTACAGCTTCAGATAAGCCCGCCAAGCGCGGGTTTTTTTGTGCTCGACGTTTGCCCACGGGCAAAATATTTAGTTATCTAAAAATACAGGTTGACTAATTTTGTTTAGTTTTCTAAATTACATCCATCGAAACGCAACGACGCCCCAGAAGGCGTCTCTCGGATCGACCGCTCTTTAGATACACAGCAGCAACCTTGCCGGATCGACACCGGCGGCAATGAACCAGGGTAGCGAGCCGAACACCTTCAAGTTCGGTACAGGGGCGCCTCACCCCGTGGCCAGCAGCGTAGATGGCCCTAGATTAAAGAGTGCTGACGGGTGGGATGCCATTGCATGGACTACATCGCGGTCAGTGAAACAGAGCAACTGCCGAGGATTTCTAGGTAGTTGAATTCGAGCCGTAGGCCGACGCCAGTAGCGGGTCGCGGCGGAAAGCATCACTGAAGCACCTGGCTTGCCGGGTGCTTTGGGATGACAACCAGAAGGGGAAATACATGGCCAGAAGCACTCGCACTGACTATGCAAAAGTGAAGATTTGGATGCCGGGCATGACCTCGGAAGTTGAAGGTTCAATCGCGGGTATCGCAATTGAAGTTTTTGCAGCCATTGATGGGCGCGAAAAGCGCGAGCAGGTCCTGAAGATGATGCAAGAGCGTCACGAAAGCGTTTCAAAACACGAGGAAGCGCGACAGACCGCGTGATCAATCCTCCTGCGCATTCGCTGAGTGCGCAGCGGGATGACAACCACCGAGTAAAACGTAATGGACACCACCATCGTATGTGGGGCATGGAGAGGCCACCTCGGCCGTGGTCTTGCGCCGCGAGAGTTGCAGTATTTGTTGTCAGCCGCCCAGGGCTGCACAGCCAAGGAAATCGCCCGCACGTTCGGCATCGCGCCGGGCACGGTCGTTAAGCGCCTGTCGGTCGCCATGTTCAAGCTCGGCGTGAATCGCCAGACAGCGATGATCGCCGAGGCCATGCGCCGACAGATCATTTCCCCGCTTTGCCTGTTGTTCATGTCGGTGATCGTTCTGCACGCAGTGCTGGGCGATGAATCGATGAGGCGCGAGCGCAGAGCCCCAGAGTCACGCCGGGGCGGGTACGAACAGAAGATCAGCCGTAAGGGCTCGGACAAGTTCCGGCCGGTAGCGGCGATCTGCTGAGCAACAATTTACCTGCCCGGTCCTTGCGACTGGCCAGCACGAGAAACCTACTGGAGAAACCAAAATGACAGAGGCCCAGTTAGCCGCATTCAACGAACTGGCAGCAGCAGCGAAACAAGAGGACGAAGCACAGCGGGCATACGAGGAAGCAAACTCCGCGCTTGAGCTGGCGAGCGCTGTCCTTGTCGGGGCTCGCAGTGAGAGATACAGAGCTCACGAAAAAGTTTTGCAGTCGGCTCGACTCCCGAATCAGAGCCCGGCTCGGGATTGAAACCGGGCTCAGCTCATTGGCTTTTGCCACAACCAGCACCACGTCAGCCTGACGAAAACTGCCCGAACCCTGTCATAGCGCCAGGCTGCATCGGAGTGTGATCTGCATGAAAACGCTGTGGCTGAGTGCACAAATAGCCGGTGTGGCGCCGGTAGCCGCAAACAGAAGCCAGCAGTAGTCACAGATCACACCCCGATGCGGATGAGTACACACCGCGAAAGCGGCCCCCTGCATCAACACGCAGATGAATGCGCAGGCTGATGCGCAGTTAGCGTCAACGAGTGGCGGATCTGAACATGGGTAACCATCCCCTAACTCGCGCAAATCGCTAAACACTCGTTATGCCGGGATCAGCACCGGCCATCTGCATCACCCTCCCCCAAATCAAACGACCGCATCGGCAGGTGCCAGGCCAGTCTCACGGCTGGGTTTGGTCGCCCGCGCCTGGCATCTGGCCAATGCGGTCAGGGAGCCTCATATGCATCAGACAATCAGCCAGCGTCGTGCAATCCTCGAAGGCCTGCGCCAGCGCTGCACCCTCTCCACTGCCGAGTTTTACGACAAGGTCGGCCGCAAGAATCCGGCAGCCCTGCCGCGCTTCACGGTCGTGCCGAACGGCAATAACGAGTTCGGCATCGTCGAGCGCTCGACAGGTAATGTATGCGGCGTGCATCGCGGCCACAGCGCCGCTTGCAAGGCCGCTGATCAACTGGAAGCCCAGCCTGTACGTCAGCGGTCGTTCGCCACTCACATGCTGCGCTGGACTGCTGCCATCGCTACCGGCCTGGCGCTCTTCGCGCTCTACGGTGCCAGCTGATGATCAGTCCAGAGCTGAGCACGATTCAGCGCAACAAAGAGCGGTCCGCCATCCTCGAGGCTGAGGTGGCTGAGTTCCTGAAAAGCGGCGGCGTGATCGGAACGTTAAAGGGCTTCCCGGTCAGGCCGCAGCCAAAGCCTTATGGCCGCATGAGCGCGCTAAGCGTTCAGCAGCCAGCACCCCGTCGGCGGACTAAAGAAGCAATGCGGGCAGCAGCGCCCCGCGACGCGATCCAAGACCGCTGCAACGCCATCGCCGAACAAGTGGAAGTCGTCCGCAAGCTTGCCGAGACGATGACGATCACCGATGTCATGCGCGAAACGGACCTGAGCATCTACAGGCTTCGGAAAATGGCCCGCGTGCACGGCTTCGAATACAAAGCGTT